GTGAAGCGGATTCATAGTCCGCTGCACGTTACCCCCCTGCGTAGGGGGGTGAGAGGCTCCGGTGGGAGTTGAACCCACGATGGCGGATTTGCAATCCGCTTCCATTGCAACTAAGGCGATACCATGGAATTCGGCCGCAACTCTGCCAGGGCTACTTTTATCTTTGAAGTAGGGGCCGATTTTCGGGAATCGTTTGAAATTCAAGCGAATGGAATTCCCGTCAACTTGACTGGCTCAACGTTTGTATTTGAGATCCGAAGGATTGCAAACTCAGAAACGCCCGTTGATACTGGCACAATCACCGTAAGCGGCTCAACCGTCACAATCTTCTACTCTGCGGCCGACATTGCCGATCTGGAATCGGGAGTCTCCGAGGCCGAACGAAACTCAATCTATCATGGCCGTTTGCTGTGGACTGATTCCGCGGGCTTCAAACGTCGGCCGATTACTGCTTTGATTCTCGTAAGTGCTGGGCATGCTTAAATGAGTTTTACACTTGAACCCCAAACAGGCGGCGGATTCGTACTAAATCAAGTAGGCGGGTCGCAAGGTCCGGCCGGGGGAACAGTTCCCGTCAAAAGACTTGTGGTCATCATTCATGGCGAGAGTAACGCGGGGGGGTATGGCCTTAACTCCGCTGCTCAATCGTGGGAAGTTGGAACGCGGGCGGAACTGCAATTGCTTAACCCTGTAACATTGCTTCTAGAAAATTTACGTATCGGTGGCGCGACTGCAAACAATCTGTTAGCGCATCAAGATATGGGCTCACTATCACAAACCCAACACGGATGGGAATTAAGTCTAGCCAACATGGTCAAGCTCGGCGACTTTCCGGCCGATACTGTAGTGGTAAAAACTGGGCAAGGGTCGTCTGACTTGCTCGAATGGAATGTCGGAAACGCATCGACATATTGGACGCAATTCCTATCGCGCATTGCTGCCGTTGAAAGTGCGGTTGGATTGTCGTCCGACGAGATCGATTACGTTGTCTGGTACACGCTTGGTATTAACGACGAGATCGATGGAACAACACCAACGAATTACAAAAACTGGACTATAGCGCACCTGGCTAAAATGAGAGCGCGACTAGGAGCTAACACGCCTATACTAATGACTCGGCTACCTGCTGCGTATTCTGACTACGAAACCGTGATCGGTGAAATTGATTCGGAAGATCCGTTCACCTATGCAATTCCTGTGGCGGGCCTGGCGTTGCAAGATTCGTATCACTGGGGGTATGCGGAAATGAAGAAAATCGCCTCCCGCATGGGATTACAAACTTTGACGCACTTGGGAAGAACAAGAAAGGGGATTACTTGGAAGGGATTTATAAACACTGAACAAGATGGATTTGAATTAAAATCCACTGGTTCTGCTTCCGGAGGCGCGAGTAGCAAGTACTGGATCGATGCTACCAAATCGTTTTCCGTAGTTGTCGATTATGAAGGGTCATCCACCGAGGGCGTTGTCATCGGCATTCACAATGACCCCAAACCAGTAACAACCGCTTGGGTAACAAATGACTCCGTGTTGCATACATTCTTTTCCGGTGGGTCTTTTTACTGGGGCGACTCTAGCGGATTCACTGTCGTACCTGGCGTAACGTTTCCATGCAAAGTGAAGATGGAAAAATCCGGTAACAACGTAACAGTAAGCACTAGCACCGATGGCGGAACTACGTGGACATTGCGCCACACAAAAGCGAACGCATTGCTAAACATTCCGATCGTATGGGTTAAGGCTCATTTTGTAGGAACTACTACAAACTACAGTGTTCGCGTTTCGCAAATCGGCACAACAAACAACTAAACGCCGAACCCTAGCTAAACGCTATCGGATGCCTGGCAAACCATGCATCCTCTGTAGAGTAACTGAAGGCCGTATCAAAGTAGTTCGATGCTGGCGGATTGCAACTAATCGGCGCCGCTCGCATTGTAAGGGATGACCCGCTCGGGATGCGACATAGGCCGGGGGCCGCAAGAGGATTGTAGGCGGCGAACACTGTATCGGGCGATGTCCTGGCGTCGTTAGTCGGCAACGCGGTGCAACTACCTGTCACCCAACCGCTATCACGATTGATAGGAAAGGCCGGAAGTGATACGGCTTGCGTTAACCGAATTTGATTCCCTTGGAATGGCAAAACAAAGCATAGGCCACTGCGGCCGCAAATCATTTCGGAACCTGAGGGCGTCCCGTAAGTTTGGTCGAACGTATTCACACAACCCGAACTGTATTGTCGGTATCTCGATCCGGCCGATGGCTGAAGGGTGGCGAGATGCGAAACTGATCCACTGAGCAACGTACGGGCGAGGCCCCCCCACCGAAAAACCTCGATCTTTGCATTCTGTACAAAAGCCCAAACTTGGAAATTGATGCTGCCAACAAACCAATGATTTAATGGAACGGGGGGCAAAGTTGCGTACCAATGGTCATAGGCAAAGGTGCGATCGAGTGTTTTGAAAATGGCATTCAAGCTAACCGGAACCAAACCCGGCCCCTCGCATGGCGTTAGGTTTGGGGCATTGTAGGTCTGCTTGCAAACGCCCGTCCGCGTTACGCCATCGATAACGGCCGTGACTTCTTCAACGGCCGGCTGCGTGGAAATGTTCCAACCAAAGGAACCAAGAGTAGCGCCCGGCTGACCTGGCTCTGGTACGCCTACATTAACATCGATGCGGTTTATTGTGCATTGTGAACACCCGCCGCAACTATGGCAGGGATTGCCTGGCGTATTCTTCATGCACATAGAAACTAATCCTCACAAAACTCTAGGGTGATAACGTAGCTTCGTTGTAGGTCGTCCCAAGTACATCCAACCTTGGCACTTGCTGCAACCGTTCCCGTGGGGCTTTCATTTTTGGCCCACACAATGAACGACGTATCCCCTGTGGCTGTTATCAACCCGAAGAACCCCGGCGCTATGCTGCTCGCCGCATTGGTCCCAATGAAGAACCTCGGAGTCGTCGGAGATATGTCGATGATGCACGGCCGCAAGCCTGTCCCCGCCTGGCGGTATAGGATCCTCGCGGGGCCGCCTTCCTTCACCACTAGGGCCGCCTGGCCCGTTTCGCAATCGCAACCGATGTTAGGTCGGGCCGTGTTGTCGATCGTCACGTTGGCGAGCGCGATCCCTTTGACGATCACCCATGCGAACTTATTGGCCGCCACCGGCTCGGCGAGGATCCCCCACGGTTTGCCGTTTGCGAGCGCGGCCCCTTGAATGGCTGTCCGTTCCTCCATTCCTTTTGGGAAGCCCGCGCCCGCAAAGGTAAACATCGGCCCGCCTTGAATGCCTATCGGACTCCAACGCGCTAGGGTCGCGTGGGCTTTGACTCTAACCAGCGTTTGAGATTCGAAACTAACTTCCATTCCTGGGGCGGTTTTCTGAATCGACTTTCTCAAGGCCAATTGCATCGCCTGGCGTTGGGCCTGGAATTCTTGGGCTGTTGGTATGAACGCATCGCCTTTGAACTTTACGGGCCACATATCAACTTCCGATCCCAAGGGCTGTCAAGTCTGCCAATAAATACGTTTGCTCCACGTAGGCGGCTTGAGGGTAAGGAATCAATCGATCGGAATCTACCTTGTCCTCATAGTACATCCATAAGTATTCCCAACCTAGTTTCGAATCCACCACCACCGCACCGCCTGCGAGACTCAAGGCCGTTAGATTCTCGGAGCAAGCGAAGTTGAATTGAACGGTCCAATTGTCTCGGCCTTGTTTGCGGCCCCTGGCACCCATGAACAGACATTCACCCGCGGCCGTCCCCTTGAAAGCCCCCGAATTGACACGGCCGGTCATTCGGTAAAGAAAATTGCGGTAGGCGTTTGATACGTTGATGAAACTACGCGTTTCGGAAAAGGTCATCACTGGCTGGGTAATCTCAACGCCTTCTACTTTTCCATCTCTGCAATTGATGAGGCCGCCAAACACCGGCCCCGAACCATAGCGGCGAGTGCCAAAGCTTTGGCGCATCAAGGTAGTTCCCCCGGTCGTATCGAATTCAAACCCGGCCGTAACGTCGATCAAACCATACTCAACATCGGCATGAAATATCCCGCCCCGCTGGGGCTCGATTCGAATGATCTTGGGCCGTAGGCCCCCGTCCACTTCGGCCGGTGCGTTGTTCTCGATTTTAGATCGTATGTAGTATTCCAAGTATTCGTCATCGATGGCGCTCTCGTTGTTGCACCATAGCGCATAGCGGCGGATCTCTCGATCCTGATTCACCCCTGACACGATGGATCGAGAATCATTCCGTTCCTCCATCGTGATATCAAACAAGGAAAGCGCACCGCCCGGCAGCTCGGGGTATGGCGTTCCCTCAACGGGTAGATCCTCTCCTAGTGTTGGCATTACGCTATCCCCAAATTTCTCAACGCGATCTCTCGCAAGGTATCATGAATTTTGCCAAGTTGCTTCACTTGCTCTTGGTCGTATTTGACGGTCGAACCAACCGCCGCACCGAAGCCCGAGAAAGTTCCAATGTTCTCGGCCTTGCTCGTTGCTGACTCGCCGAACCCCTCGAAGCCTGGCATGCCTGGCATTTTGAGCGCAAGCGGCCCGAGTCCTCCCGCGCTTCCATCGTTAGCTTTGCCCTTCGCGGCCTTGGCGGCCGCAAGGGCTTTATTGTATGCCTCCATGGCCTTTGACACTCGCTCGGCCGCGGCATCGCCTCGGCGCTGGCCCTGGGCTGCGTTGGCGTCCCTGTCAATCGTCCGGTTTGCCTCAAGCCCTCCAACTGCGGCCTGGCGTTGGGCCTCGATTTCCTTTTTCCTAGCCTGGCCCGCGGCGTTGGCTGCGTTGTCTTGATCGATCAAATCTTGGGCCATGGCGGCTTGAGAACCCGGCGCGGCGATCCCAGTGAATTCGGCCATGCCTGCAAGCTCATATTGCAAACCAAACCAAGCCTTCCGAAGCGTTGAACTGACGTCAATGCCTAGCGTCTTGATGCCTGCGAAAGCGTTTTCCCAAGCGATCCAAAACGCGTAGGCGGCCTCGATCCCTAACAACGCCATGTTATTGGTAAGCTCGCCCCAACCGGCCTGGAATGCTGCAATGGTAGAATCCCATGCCATGTCGAAAGTTGCGAGAACTAGATCAAACGCGGCCCCAAGCTCGCCATTGCTTACGGCTGTCGCGATCGCCGATAGATTTTCGATTGCACCCCCTGCGAATGATCGGAACCCACTAGCAAACCAATCTAGGAACGCTCTAAAATTCTCGCTCAAAGAACCTAAAGCCGCGCTGGCACTCGATGCGATAAACCGGAACACCTGGCCGCCAATGTTCGCAAGCGTTCCGAAGTTGCGATAAACAACGCGGGCCGCGGCTCCGGCGGCAAGCAACGCTGCCCCGAAGAATCCGGCGAGTGGCACCAACGGAGCAAGCAAACTAAGCCCCCCGGCGAGCAACGCAACACCGGCCGCGGCCGCAAACCCCGCCGAGGCGATCGGAACAATGGTCCCGATCAAATCCCGGTTTGCTTCAATCCACTTGCCGATAGGCGTGAGAATTTTTATTGCTGTTCCGAGTAGCTTTGTGACCTGTGGTGTCAACGCGGCCCCAAGCTTTTTCGATAGGCCACCGGCCGCAAGGCTCAAGTTGTCAAAGTAATCGCCAAGCTCTGCGGCGGCGCTCGCATCCTCGGCGCTCATGACTAGCCCGAGTTCCTTAGCCTTGGCCGTGAGTTCATCGAAAGAAGCGGCCCCCGCGCCGATCATTGGCAACAACGCCAAGCCCCCTTTGCCGAACACCTTCATGGCCATGGCGGCTCGAATGGCCGGATCCTGAATCTGGCCGAGTGCATTGGCGAGCATGCGAAAGCGGCCGAACTGATCCGCGGCTTCAAGCCCTCGCAAACTAACCCCAAGCCTTGCGAGCGAATCCGCGGCTTCGGCCGATCCACTGGCGGCCGCAAATAAAAAATTGCTCATCCCTTTCACCGCAACGCCAACATCCTCCAAGCTGGCGTCGTTAAGCTTGGCCACATAGTCAAGGGCTGAAAGTTGCTCGGCCGCTATCCCGGTCCGTTGGCTCATATCATCGATGGCGCTCCCGGCATCGGCGAAGCTTTTCGTAAACCCGAGGATTGAAAATCCACTGATGGCCGAAGTAATCGCCTGTAGCCCGCCCTGGATTCCGATTCCGCCCGCTAGAAAGCCCGCGGCCCCAACTGCGGACAATTTACTGATCGATCCGGCCCACTTGCTGGCGGCCCCAAGAGAGCGCTTGAGGCCTGCATAGAATTTGGCGTCTCGAGTCGATAGCTCAACGTATCCACCCCCCGCTCTGATGTCTGCTCGGCTCATCTTAGGTAAACTCCGTGAAGGGCTTCTATCGCTAGGCTGGCTTCGATCTTGGCGGGCTTGGCCGCTTGCTCGCCTGGCATGAACTGCGAAGGGGTAAAACTATGGCCGCCCCAATTGAGCACCGTCCCAAGCCCCGCGCAAACCCTCGCCGCAATTAAGCAATCCGCCTCAAAGCGGCCTAGGGCCATTAGGTCAAGTTGTCGGTAGGTGAAAGGCTTGGGGTCGATTCCGATCCTTCCGGCAAGCTTCCAGATTGTTTCAATCTGGCCCCGGCCGCTTCGATCTGGGCTTTTGTGTGGTCTGCTATCTTCGCGGCCAAATTCGCTATCAACTCCTTCCGGCCGCTTGGGGAAAAAACCTCGATAGCCCTCCATAGCTCGGCCTGGGCCGCCTCGATAGTATCCCCATCAAAGCCCGCGCAAAAGGTTATGAAATCAATGTCCCTAGCCTCGGCCTTGGCGAGCACCCAGCAAACGCCAAGGAAGGCCCGCGGACTCGATAACAACTCGATAACGGCCTCGATGTCGGATAGGTCGATCCCCTCGGCCTCTTGAACTGCGAAAAGCTCCGCGCAAGTGAACGACAGATCCCAAACCCGGCTTTTCTTATCAATGAACATTATGTCGCAACCGTCCCCGTAAAGGCTTTAGGCTCCTGACCGGCAATGAAGTAACCTACGGCCATGGTGAATTTCACCATTTGCCCGTCTGCGAGTTGCTGGCCTAACTCCCAATCGGAAATGTTGAAGTGTGCTCGCATCCCCTTCGATGCAACACCCCCGGCGGCCTCAACCAACGGCCCGTCAAGAATTACACAATCGAGAAACTTCCTCGGCGTAATGGCCGCTAGAAAGAACTCGTTTAGGTCCGCGTTACCCTTTTCGTAAAGGGCTTCGACTTCGATCGGCAAATCCTTGATCGAATTCATTTGAGAACCCCAACCCTTGCCCCGCCTCATCCCGATATCTGCGGTTTGGCTCGTTACTTTAAGGGCCATGTTCTTGACGGTATCAATTTCGTCCCAAGTAGGCGTGGTATATGCGTTGGTCGTGGCGGTATTCAAAAGCAAAACGCCCTCAAAGCCTAATAGAATGTTTCTACTCATCTAAATCGGTATCCTTCCGGCATTCGTGGCAATGCCTTTTGTAGTGCTGGCTTCATGGTCGGCCGTGAATCGTAAAGCGTTCCCCGAAATCGTCCCCCGGCTTCCATGACGCCGAGGATAGGCCCAACAATCGAAGCTCTCGCCCCGATGATGGCCGTATGTTCGTTTCTGACTTCAAAGGCCAAAGCATTCTTTATGCGGCCCGTCTGTGTGTGCGGCGGCTGCCCGGCTGGGCTTGGAGTTTTGCGCCGCTTAATCGAACGCCTGGCGGTAGTTCGAATGAATCCGGCCGCCTGGTAAATGCCCTTGAAGGCCGCTTGTTTTTTGGCCTTATCCAATGGCCGGAAGTTTAATTGCATGGATGCTCGAATCATAACGCGGGCCACTCCATCGCCTCGACCATAACCAGCGTTGACGTAATCCCGTTTTGCTCGAACTCCTCGGGGTCGGTTTGCACTTCGATAGCGCATTTCGTAATTCTCAACGGGCTACAAACCGTTTCGCAATACTCGGCCGCCCGTTCTACAAACTCAACAAACTGATCCGAAGTTGCGAACCTGGCACCATTGCACAAACATCGCAGCACAACGGCCGTTTTGTAGGTCCGTTGAAATACGTTGCGGGCCACTCGCTCAGACGTCATCCCGGCTTTCATGGCAACACCGCTCGGAACGCCAAGTAGCAAATCCTCTATTGGCATCTGCGGATTGTCCGCAACTTTTACCCATCCTTCATTGGTCGGCGATACTGCGTTGAAAATTCTGGCAACGCCTTCTTGAATGTCCTGGGCTCTGGATGTCATTTGGTCACGTACACTCTCAAAAGTTTTGCCCTGCGGTCGGAGGCTGTAAAGCAATCCTCCCCTCTGGGTCGAACCGTCCAAACCCCTTCGGCCGAAAATTGATCGCCTGCTTTTGGCTCCCTTGGGAGATCGGCGCGGACGACCATCAAATCCCGTTTCGTGAACGCAAGCCTGGCACCGTCTACGCGTTTAACTTCTCGATCCTGGCGGCCCCACCATGCGCGACATTGGCCAACGCTCCCCGAAAACGTGTAGCCAATCAATTCGGCGTTGGCCTCGATGATATCCGACATATCGTCAAGGTCATCGTTAGAAACTGCGATCGCTATCGACTGTAGCGTAGCGTTGGCCAACGTATGCGTTACCGTTCCGCTCGGGCCGTTGGCAATGTTGCCCGCGCTGGCGAGTGTAGCACCGTTTAAGCTTACAAACAACGTCCCGATCGGATCGTTGTTGACCACGTTGCCCGCGCTGGCAAGTGTAGCGTTGGCCAAGCTCTGCGTTAACGTTCCGCTCGGGCCGTTCGCGATGCTGCCCGCGCTGGCAAGTGTAGCATTGGCCAAGGTCCGCGTTAGCGTTCCGATCGGGCTGGTCGCAACGCTGCCCGCGCTGGCAAGCGTAGCGTTGGCCAAGGTCCGCGTTAGCGTTCCGATCGGGCCGCTCGCAATACTGCCCGCGCTGGCAACCGTAGCGTTGGCCAAGGTCCGCGTTAGCGTTCCGCTCGGGCCGCTCGCAATACTGCCCGCGCTGGCAACCGTAGCGTTGTCCAACGTCCGCGTTAGCGTTCCGCTCGGGCCGGTCGCAATACTGCCCGCGCTGGCAACCGTAGCGTTGTCCAACGTCCGCGCTAGCGTTCCGGTCACTCCTCCAACTGAATCCACTGCGACTAGCGTCGCATTTGCCAAGGTCCGCGTTATCGTTCCCGTCACTGCGCTTGGCGGGCCGAAAAGCATTTCGGATTGAATCGATGGATACTTGCAAACCCCGCAATGGTTGAGATTTTGCACGGTCGAACTTAAACCGCGTAAGTGCGGCCTGCTAAGTCCGAGTCCGATGAGTCTCAAATTTGCGTACATTAGGCGGCGGGATCCATGTGCGCGACTTCAATCAACACGTCTGGAGTTCCAGAACTTGTACTATCCGCACGGCATACCATCACGATGGCCGAGTTGCCGTACAACTCGGGCAAGCCCGTATAGTCTGGCCCGTAGAGCGAGGACAAACCGCCCTGTGTGCGAAAGCTTCCTAGTCTTCGGGCTGCCAACACGGAAACGCTGCCCGCAGCGCTAGCCACACCGTTGACGTTGTATCCTGTGATTTCTTGAACGCCTCTATCGCCCGCCGCTAGCGGGCAACGGATCCATCGATTGACGGTAATCTGTTGCGTTGATACGTTGCCAGTGTTGCCCGCGGCTCCGTCTTGGTCAAGATAATCAATCGAGCAAGTATGCGCGTGATTGGAAAGCGCGGAACTTGCTTGAATAAACAACTCTACGCGTGACCAATCGCGCGTTGCACCGTCCACCAAAAACGGAACGCGGCCACTGAAACTAGGTCGGCTTGTTAGGGCGACTGTCGTTGTCCCGCTCGTTGGGATCGTCGTTTGGCCCGCCATGAACAATACGTCATAGAGATCAATTGACATAGCAACGCTGCCGTTTATCGCAACCCTCGACAAATAAAGCTTGTTTGTCCCCAAGGGATTATCAAGCACCGGGTACCCTGTTGCGTCGGTATCGACTGGAACGATACCGGTTGTCGTGTTGCCTGGGTTTAGACTCCCCGCGGCCGGAACGCCTGCGCGGTCGAATAGAGTAAACGGAATGCCCGCAACGGTCGTGAGAACGGTCGTTTTTGTAAGGGGAAGAACCTGTTTATAGGCCCCAATGAGTTTATCGAGTGTTAGCGACATCTTTACGCGTTACCGTCTGTCAGGGTAAAGGTAGTAATGGATACGGATTGTCCGGCGGTCAAACTAACCGAAGTAAGCTCCATATCGCCACCCCCGCTTGTTGCTGTTACGGTCCCCTGCAAAAAGCACGTTGTACCGTCCTTGGTCGCTTGGGAGTTGAACATTCTAAAATGGGCCGCGGTCCCCGTAGCGTCGGCGCTGAGATCCTGCCAACTGCCCGCTAGAAGCTTTTGACCGCCTGTCGCTGCGGCCATCCAATCGGCTGGCAAGTTTATAGTTGCAAGTACGGATCCCGCATTTGCTGCGGCGCAGTTAGCGGGAACAGCGCCCGAACGAATCTCCATCGAGCAACTTGTGCCGTTTGTGCTCTCGATCGCATCTAGCCTACCGTTCCGCGTGGCAACGTTGAATTGAATCGCCATTTTAGTTCCCTTTTTTGTTGATGATGGCAATAAGCTCAAGGACCAGGCGAATGATTTCGGCCCAGTTATATTTGGTTTCGCCTACGCCCGTTTCTGCTTGTTTGCGAAGGAATTCAATCAACTCCTTTTCTTGCTCTGTGAGTTCAAAACAATCTGGCGCTGGCTGTTTCGGATTCGCCCAAATCGGCATTTGCTCCATGGAGGAATTAGCAATCGATGCAATGACGTTATCGGTAACGGGCCGCACCGATCCCGATTGCACTTCTTGAACGCCCTCTTCTAAGAAAGGCCCGCTCATTTCCTTGAGGCCCTCGGGCCGCATGTCGGCGAGCAACACGTTGCGCGTGGTCGCGACTTGCCATAGCTTGCTTGTTTTCTGCCCGGCGCATCGGCCGTTTATACTCCATGTCAAAAGCGCGATTTGCTGACCGGCTGAATTGTAGATTGCGGATCCACTTTGCCCCCCGATCGCATCGGGAAGGCCTGTCATCAAACCATCACCATAGTTGCGAGGGTCGCCAAACTGCTTGAGCACCTGCGGCCATACGCAACGCGGGCTACCTGTCGTTGCATACGGGGGGCTTGCTGGCTCCGTTTTCAGAAGAGGCATATAGCGCTCGCTCTTGAGGTTTGGACATAGGGCAATCGCGAAATCAACCATTCTTGTGCTGGAGTATCCAGCAAACACCAAGCGGCCCTGAGTCCGTTTTTGAACTCCGCCCACCACGGCATCGATGTTGACAACCTTTCCGAGTTGCGTTCCCCACACATGGGCATTGCTCAAAACGTAGGCGCCCGTCTCATCGAATCCGCAAATTGTCCCACTCCCGCAACTATTCCCAACCATGCATCGAACGTGCGGAGTATCGGCAACGATGACGTTGGCCTCAACTGGTATGCACTTACCGTCAGCACAATCTTGGCCAAGTGCAACGCCAAGCATGAACAACAAAATAAAAGTTGCTCTAACTAGCACCCGAGTAGCGGCCGCCAAGTAGGCCCCAACGGCCTGGCCGAATTTAGGATTCACACCGCTGGCCGAGGTCAGAACCAAATCCCCGTCAGGCTCAACAAAAATATCCTGCATGTCTGCAACGTTGGCACCTGGCACAAATGCGCACTCATAGATGCGGCCGTGGGTCGCATCCAATGAACCCGGCTCGTTGGCTGGCATGTCGCTCGTAGCAACGCCCTTGATTCTGTTTTGCCCCGCTCCTACGTTGAGGACAATGATCGTACCTGCCGCAACATCTGCGGATGGCGTATGGTCGATTCGATTTCCTTCTTGGAACGATCTACAAAAAGTATTCGGCATGTTTCCTGACTCCTGAAAAATTGTGAATGGAAGAGGCCGCGGGCCGTTCATCGTCGGCCCGCGGCATAACCTAAGCGAACCCCTCTCCGGCTCGCTCAAGCGGTCTCGCTATGTAACATCGATCTTGGCGGCGCCTTGAGTCTCGGCCGCATTGAACCCGAAGTCCCAATAACCGCGCCAACGCATGCCACCCACAACGGAAAAATCCATATCCGCGGATTCAAACGTTGGGCTTGAGGCGCCATTCAGAAATAGCAGAATCAAGAACGGCAAAACGTTAGGATTCCCAACGATATACCAATCCTTTTGACTGTTTCCTGCAATGTTTGCGTTGTTCAAGTACGGGCTAACCTCAACGTTAAAACGGCCCGCAAGAACGTTTGTGTTTGCTGTGGTCGTCGCGTTGATGGCGGTCATTGTTTGAAGCGCTGGCACCTCCAAGGATGTCGGCACAAACAACGTTTGAGGCTGGGCCATCATCGGCATCCCTTGCGAGTCCCTTTGGTCCCTGAAGAACTGAAGAACCCACGTGAGGGCGTTCATGTTTGATGGGCTCAAATCCAATGCCGTTAGAACACCGTTGAGGGGGTGACCCGCTGGCGGTAGGCCGATGGTATTCCCGGCAACAAAGCTAGCGAGAAAAACGCGGTGGAATTCTTGCTCGATCGCCAAGGCCGAGGCCCGCCCGAAAATCTCTGGCAACTGCGCAAAGGCGCCCACATCGTCATTAACCATTTGCTCGCGGCTCAATCCCAAGATGCTACCAAAGGTCGCAAGCTTGGCCGAGTATTGCGCATCCAGTAACCGAAGGGATTTCAATTCGCCCTCGGCGTTAACGGTTTGGAACCCACCAACGCCGCTTAACCGAATAAAATTCTTGGCCCGAAAATCGCTCGCCGAATCCGTCTTGACCATGCGCTGGTATAGCGTCGGCATGATTTGCATTTGGGCGAGCATTGCTTTGTTCAGCGTATTTGCAAAAACTCGCGGTAGGCTAACCGTTGAATTCTGCGATGCCTGAATCAATTCGATTGATTTCGTATAAAGCGGCACTCTTTCATAGAGTGGCGTTTGCCCGGCCGCGGCGATGCTGCGGGCCATAACTCCGTGAAGTGTGATTCCCCGCATCGAATCCGCGGCCGAGTTGATTTCATCCGAGAATTGCTTTTCGGTTTGGGATCCGCAATTGATCGTACGTAGCAAGGCGCATTCAATCGCCGATTCGTTGGTGTTGTAGTTGCGCACCATGTGAACGCCTGGCGCTTGGCCGGTCGGGACGGATGGCAAGTAAGATGGGCCTGCGTAGCTCGCGGCGATCGGCTGGCCAAACTGGGATTGTGTGGCCATGTCCGCGCCGATCTTAACAAAGGAACTTTCCCCGAGTTGCCATTTGGCAAACACCAAACACGGTCCGTCCACTGTTTGATTGTTTACGTTAACGCTCGATCCGGCTTGAATAAACTGAGGCGGCGCCAATGGGGCCGCGCCAACGCTGGCCTGCCATTGGAAGCCCTGGTTTGCAAGCTCAAGCACTTCACCCGCGGCCGCTGTCTCAAGCATATGGCCCTCAATCACTAAACCCTCGGCCTCGATGGCGCATTTGCTAGATTGCCCGGCGAGCGCCTTGCGATCGTGTTCAAGTAGTATCGGCCTCGTATTGGAAAGCACTGCCCCGGCGAGATTGAGTACAACCGGAAAGTTGTAACCGGGGATACTCATTTTGGCGCCAGTGTAGGCCACTTGACGAAAGGGCACTTTGCCCGGCTTTCCATCTTGGGCCGCCTCGACTGGGGCAATCCCAAAAGTAACATCACTACAGAGATTGATACGGCCCGCGGCCTTAATCATCTTGTATGGTTTCATCCGCATCCGTTTCGCTCTCATCTTCTGTATCCTCTCCGTTAAGGTTATCCCCCGGCTCGTTCTGACTCATTCCTATAGCTTGCTCTTCGCGCTCAAGCTCCTCGTTGATATCCTCCCAATCTTCCCCAAGCTTGGCACTCTCGCGCGTCCGGCTTGTGAGTCTCATGGAAAGCTTTTTTTCGATTGCTGCAAATTGCTTTTCTGGGTTTAGGTGCGGGATGCTATCCCACCCAATAAAGCACCTTTGATATTCCAGGCCTTGCAACATCAAGAAAATAGCAACAAGCCTTTGTACCAATCGCTCTGCCAGCAAAACTTGGTCGCTAGCAATGGCCCGCTCGTAGTCGATGTTATCCAGCGAACCCGATGCGAAATTAGAATCTTGAGAAGTCCCAAGCGCCTTGTTGAGTGGCATCGGAAAACATCTTGCGGCCTCGCATACGAACATCGCAACCGCATCCCTATGGCTCTGCATGGGATGCTCTGCTTTGACCTGCCCTAGCTCATATCCCTCGGGCAATGTAATGGCCGAACCTGGGACCAAATCGATAGTCTCAAAGGGCTTGCCCGTAGCTTGGGCCGAAAGCATTTTCGCTTGCAAAACTAAAGAGATTTTCGCAACCGTCTCGTAGCTGATAACGCAAGCTTGGTTTGTGCGCCTAATGTTCGCATGCATATCGAGTGAGGGGGCTGGCCGCGGAACCCCCCGGCGCTGATTTGCAAATTGTTGTTTGAATAGGTGGGTAACAACGTCGGCCGAAAATCCGTTTCCCCCGTCAACGTAGTAATGAATCGGAACGCCATGGAGATACTCGATTCCTTCGATCGTTTGTTCGCGCTTCTGTGTTGGCTGGCTCGGCCCTGGTATAGCGTTTGGCCAATAGGGCTGCATTGACGCATCGTTCATCATTAGCGGGCTTACAATCCGTTCCGCCTCGATGATTCGAACGTATGGCGGCTCCTCGATCGACAAAAGAAAACACTCCCCGTCAATCAAGTAAGTCCTGGCGATCGTTTTCATCAACGAACCGATCGACAATTCCCCGGCCCAATCTTTCCAAGCGGCCTGCAATTGTCGGCGCTGGGATCCGAACTCGCGGAACGTAGGATGCGGCCCGCTGCCCACCAAGTCCCGCGCGTAGGTCTCGATCATTCCTTCAAGCAAGGAATTGTTGGCAACCTCGTAGCGCGTTCTGTTGCGAAGGGTAGCGCGTTGCTCTGGGGTCGGATCCGATACCTGGGGGCCGATCGCCCAATGGCGTTCATTAAGCTTCGTTGTTCTCGCGGAATCGTAGGAAGCGGCCTGGATAGGGGCCATTGTGCCAACTGGTATTCCTGGCGCGTACATTAGGCTCATTGCGGCATGGCCCCGCTATCGTTCACCCCGCCAAGCCTGACCTGGCCAAAACGCATGGCGCCGAAGCCCCCGCCCGCGGCCTTTTCGGCCTGATGCTTTTCCCACGCAATGCGGTCGGGTAAAGAGTGCTGCTCGATCTTTTGCCCGTCAACCTCTCTTATCTTCGGTTTGTCGGCTGGGTCGGTCGGCATGGGATCCCCCGTTGAGAATAAACCGGGGGGAATCGTTGCGGCCGGGGGGGCTCGCTCCTTTTCCCCCCGGTAAAGTTGCATCACTCAAATCGATTGTATTGCAACGGCGATAAATCGACAAGCAACCTAACCCGCTCGGGCTTGGCGCTGCATCTCCGCGAAGCTGACCTGGCGGGGCCGATCGTTACTCCATGTCGGCACCGAACACCCTACGAAATTTGCAAGCACTCCCGCACCCACCAAGCAATCCCACCAATGGTTATCAACGCCTGGCGTTTGCTTCCACTCGTTGCGCTTGATCCCACGCGCCCAAACCTCAACATAGTGCTCGGCGTGAAAATGCTCATCTAGCAAGCTGTGATTGTCTGCGGCTGGCGAGAATACCGACAATGCCCCGCTATCCCCGAGGCTCGTTTGCAAGCGGGAAAGCAAAGTATCCTTCCAAGCGTTGTTGTCAAATAGGATCCGAGTCCGCGGCCCCTCAATGATGCGCTTCCAGTAGTACCCCCGTTGCTCGCCTTGTTTGGGTCGGCCGCCATTCAGAGGGGCCGAGGATGCGCCATAAAATCGGCCGTGCATTGCGTGCACGTTGTTTGCGGCCTGCTCGTAGGCGATCTTGTAAACTGCGTCGGTGCTCAAACCCCAGTTTGCATCTATGCCGATGGCATCGAACTTTGCTTTTGATCGCAACATTCCGATCGTATTCAATAGCGCTTCACTCATGCGGCCCTCAAGCCCCGCGCCTTCCTTGTCGCTCAAGAGATCAGACAATTCAGAAAGCCTGGCAAGCCCGATTCTCTGCTCGGGGTAAATACCATAATTGACGATGGCCCCGGTAAAATCCTGAGCCCATGAAGTACACAAATAGAAAAGCGCCTCGCCCTGAACGTCAATAAAGGCCGTGGATTTAATAGCCCAAGCGGGAATCTCCCATTGGGTAAACGCGCCTTGTCTGGCCGCCATGAAGAAATCGAGTTGCTTCGTTTCAACATCGGGCTGGGGGTCGTTATTGTATTCCGCCAAAAATGCCTTGATTCCCAGCGTTAACCGCAAATTCCAACAATGTTGGATTGCGTCAAGCTCGCCCTCGTCAAACCGCTCGGGCCAATTGACAATGGCCCCTTCCTGCATTTCGGCCCGATACTCTCGATAGTAGGCTGTGGCATCCTCGATCCCTCGGCCTTCCTGCATTCCCACTTTCCAAAGCTCGGCGTATGTTTCCCATCGTTTCGATGTCGGCCAAGCTTCAATTAGCTTGGTCCGTTGGCCCTGCCATTGCGGATATTTTTGAACGTCTAGAATTTGGTCGATGCAATCGCCTGGCTCAATAACCGTGCATGGCATAACCGCGGCGATGGGCTTTCCTGTCGGCCCCTTCAATCCGAGGATAGCTTTTGAAAGCACCTTCAACCGGCTAGCGTTTTGGGTAATGCTCTTGGCGCTTTCATCCGTCTGGGGATCGTCAACGAGAATGAGGCCCGGCCGCAACGTCGATCCGTCCGCAAGCTTAACCCGCATCCCTCGGATCCGGCCCGTAATGCCTGCGGTCTTAACAACTCCCCCGCTCGATTGACTCCCTTCAATCGTCGGCAACTTTATAATCCGGCCCGTCCACTTGATGCGCGTCCGCTCTCCGTTCTGAAGCTGCCCGGCCGATCGATTTACAATTCCATCCAAGCATTCAATCGGGTAGCAAACCTCGGGGAAATCCTCATAGAGTAGCTCATTGCTTTCAATCTCAACCCGCATGGATTCGGCGATCTCCTCGGCGTGGTCGCTCTCGGCCCCGACGATAACCACGAACCTGATGTGGCCGTAAAGAATGGCCCACATGGCGGCCGCTTCGGCTAGTGTTGTCTTGCCAGATCCTCGCGGCATGGCGAGCGCGAACAACCCGCCCTTGAGTATGGCCCGCTCAAGTTTTGCCAAGGCGAGCAAATGGGCCTTGCTCCATGCTAGCGAAAATTGTTCCTTCAAATACGTTTCGCAAAACAATCGCAAGTTAAACTCGCAACCTTGGCGGCGAGCAACATCGATGATAGGCGGAAGGTCGCCAATGTCTCGGCCTTCCTGGCTTTTCTTTCTAGAACGCTTGGCTTCGCGTTGCTTGTGCTCGGCGTAGCGCTGGGTATCTGCGGCGGCTGGCATGATGGGAGCATTCTACGGGCCGCCTGGCGAAATCACAGCGCCCAACAAAGTGTGCCCCGTTCCTCGACTCGTCCCGCGGGTATCGATAGCGCCAAACCCTGGGAAGAACCTATGCTAAACACTCCTCAATTTCGTTCTCGAATGGCACTCGACCAAGGCGCTCACGTAACGCCATGAACACCCTATGCCTCTTTTGCTCTCGACTCTCAACCCGCATGGGCTTGGGCCTGGCGATCGTTACGGCCTTGGGCGTTGGGTAGCAAACCTGATTGAATATAACCCCTGGGCTTGAACCCTTGAGGCTCGCGATCTGGGCGAGCACATCGTCCGGCAAGCGGCCCCGCTCTTGGGCCTTGGCGGCTGCTTTGGCTGCTTGGCCTACGCCAACATTTTCAAGAGCAACAACAACAACATCCCAAGGGCTTTCCGTTGTTGTTGTTTCTTTCTTTCTATCTATATATAGATTGTGGGCCACAGTGGCCCGCGGTGTGGCCTGCGGTGTGGCCTGCGGTGTGGCCTGCGGTGGACAAATTTTTAACGACAATTCAGAGTAGAAAACAACGTACCGATTGCAAGGGAAATGGCCTTTCTCGGCCGCATGCTTTTCGATGCTCAACAGGCCCTCGGCCTGCATCGCCTTCAGTAGTCGCTTGACGTTGCGTTCTGATATCCCGGCTTCCTCGGCGAGCATTGGCATAGACATAAAGCAGACATCGTATTCTGCGATCTTTTGCAACAATACCTTGGCCTCGCATGCGTTCAAGTTGATGCGCTTCGTTCCCTCGATCACATGAAGGCCCGCAAGCCTCTTGCAATCATCGATAACTGCTCGCCTGTGTGACCTATACGAAAAGTCTAGCTCAAGTTGCTTGGCTGCCATCCTTGGCCCCCTTTGCGTCAACTAGGTCTATAGCTTCCTCAAGCGTTGTTCGACTGAACAGCCTTTCTGCTTGCAATCGCACGTTTTTCGACCGCAACAACTTTTCGAACTTGTACGGCATGGCGGGAACGAAGTAACCCGCCCTAATCACTCGCCAATACAATGCAGCCCTCGCCCACTCAAGGCCGGTAAGCTCATGCTCTTTATCGTTAGTCAAGCCGAGGATACTTCCTAGCTGATGTTCCGCGGCCTTTTCGATGTGGTTTGGCTCTGGTAGTAAGCTCATGATTCCCAAATCTCCGCGATGGCAAGGGCTTTGAGAACGTCTTTTGTCGCTCCTACTTCGGAAGCGAAATCGCCAAACTGGCCGAGGTCGGCAAGCTTTCGCAAGTCCTCCAAAAGCCCTTGGGCCTTTTTCTTAGCGGCCTGAATCTGCTTTAGCTTTTGCTTATCTTCGCTCATCTTAATTACCCTCACTCACAAACTGTACGCGGGCTTCAGCAAGCTCAACCAACAACGCATGGCAAATGCTCGTCGCTGGGGCGGCTTCGACCAAGCCCGCCAATTGATCGGCCTCTGATAGCCTAGAAAACAACCACAACAACAAAGCACCCACGGCCGGGCCGAAGGGCACTTCGTTGGCTCTCAATACCTTGTCAACCATCATGGCGCTCGGTCTGAATTCGATATCAATAACGGTCTGACCTAACAGACTAACTCCGTCAATTTGTTTGTTCATCCGACAATCCTTAATCCTGGTAAAGCAACGGGCGGTAGGATGTCGCAAGCCCTCGGCAAATCAAGCTTGCTCTTATCCAAATACCGCCTTGTGACTGATAACGACGAATGGCCAAGCATGCTCTGAGCAACGCTTTCGCCTTTGACGCTCGCAATGTTCGTAGCGAACGTCTTTCTAAACTTGTGCCATAGAACGCGGGGCTCTGACTCAACTTTTGCGTCGGCGAGAATGGCCTTTAATCGTCGATTGAGGCCCCGCCAATGGGCTTTAGGCGCTCGGTCGAATGGAAAGCAACCGAACACCGTTTCCGCTTCTTGCGGCATTGCATCAAGCAACCCTCGAAGCTGTGAAGATAAATGGCATCTCGTATCCGCTCGATCCTTAGCGGCCTCGGCCCTGAATAACAAGATGCCTCGATGCGGGTCGTAGTCACTCCATTTCGCGGCCATCATGGCCGAGATCCTACAACCCGTTTCGTATGCTGTGAGAATTATAGCGGCCCAGAAAACGCCCGCACTTGTCGCACCGTAGTTGCCAGTTTGGCGTAAGGCGCTCTGGAGTATTCTAGAAAGCTCATCTCCCGAATAGCTGACCGGCTCGCGATCGTAGCGCGGCCAACGCTCGAACTGCGGCACCGATGCAACCGCAATGGACATTTGGGACGACTTGCGAAAAGCGTAGGCCCAAAGCGCCCTGATTGCTGTCTGATGCTTCTGCACCGTTGCATAGCTTCGGCCTGCCAATAGTTGCGCGCGACAACTAGAAAGAACCAACGCTTCGCTAAGCTCTGACAACGCCACCGGCTCGCCATGGTGGCGATCCAATTTCGAAATTTCGTCACGATAAAACTCCCTTGTTCGCGGCGATTGAACGCGGGGCCTGTTTATATACAAAGCGGCAAAGAAATCACGTAGCAACATCTCGGAAAGCCCATAGGCGGCCCTCAAATCCGTTGACGTTTCCGCCTTCATAGATCCCCCGCAACCCATCCAAGTAGTGGATTTGAGGGAAGGCCGAAGCAACTCGGCTAGAAACTACCCTCGCGGGTAAGTGTATCGACTTCGGTACGCTACTTCAATAGTTGAATGGTGACTTTTCGTCCCAGCGCGTTTGCGATTTTAGAAAGCGTTTCGATAGACGGGTATTCTTGAAAGGACTGATTACGAATCCGCGATACTTTCGCTCTTGGAACGCCTGCCCTCTGAGCAATAGCGGAAATGTTATCGCCCGAGGCGCATGCGTTTTCGATTAAGCTTGTAATTTGCTCAAGAATCTCGTCCGTTTCATTTGTTGCCATTACTGCCATGCCTCGAACTATAACACGAGAAGGCCTGAAAGAAAGATGATTTCCTTTCAGCAAAAAAATAGCTACCATGGTGGTGAAGCGGATTCATAGTCCGCTGCACGTTACCCCCCTGCGTAGGGGGGTGAGAGGCTCCGGTGGGAGTTGAACCCACGATGGCGGATTTGCAATCCGCTGCCTTAGCCACTTGGCTACGGAGCCGTTCATTGCTTAGCTGGCTTTTTATAAGACTTTGACGGTTAGG